TCCAGTTCATCCAGCCTGTGGACAAGGGCGTTATACTCTTCAATAGGCACATACTGCTGTGTCGGTGCAGCGGTCTGTTGTGCCTGTTGTGCCTGTATCTGCCGCCACGCTTCCGGGCTGTAGAACTCCTGCACATAGGATTCACAGGTGTCCGGGTTCATCCGCTTGCAGTAGATCACGCCGCTGCGCAAGTCCGGGCAGTAGGTCGGTCTGCCGTACAGATCAGACGGTATTGCCAAAAATTCCTCCCTGCTGGAAACAGGCCTGCCCAGCAGCCAACCGCCGTCCTGTACCGACTGATGAACGGGCTGCTGCCCATTCATCGGCTGCGGACGCTGCTGCTGTACCTGTGGCATCTGCGTGTTTGGCAAGGGAGTGGAAAGCCCTACCGTGCCCATACCGCCGTAAGGATTGACAGGCTGCTGCGGAACGTAAGGTGCTCCGGGTGTCGGATAATAGCTCATAATACATCCCTCCTTGTGCATCCAGTGTACCGCATCGGCAAAAAGCGAGAGACAACGAAGATACAACGAAGGACAAAAAAGAAAAGCGCCCACACGGAAAAATCCGCATGAGCGCTTAACTGTAAGGATGCACACATGGAGTGCAATGCTAAGATATCACATCATCCAATATATAACAATGCTTTCGACAAAACTAGTAAGAATAAAACAAAATCCACCAGCCTAAAAGCTGATGGATTATAAGTGAGCGAGTAATCGCCCTGCCACCGAAGCGGCAAAATTGCGTCTCCCGCATGGTACGTACTGCGAGTAGGCGGGCGGGAGACTGTATCATCAAAAATGCCTACTTCTGCTATCGCAATTTTGACGTATGCGCACTATTCAAAACCGTTCAAGCATTTTCGGACTTGCTATGGCTGGAATTGAACCAGCGCAATAGACGGGGTGCGCCCTGCTCTACCAACTGAGCTACATAGCCTCAAAGACCCGCCATGATACGCATTTAAGAGGCTCGGCGGGTTCTATTGGGTATATTATACCACAATTCGTGCAAAAAGAAAAGCGGCAAGCCCGAAAGCCTGCCGCTTCAATGCGTTTCGTGAGAAATCGCACCCAATTAAAATTATGATATCACACATTCAGCATTTTTTCAATGCTTTTCAGCCGGTAGCCTATCGCTGTCCGGCTGTAATGTGTTTGTGCTGCAATGTCCGGCAGCGGGAGCCGCTCAACGTACCGCAGTAAGGCTATCTTACGGTCTACCCTCCCAAGCGGTGCGGTTTTGATGGCGGCAATCATCATCTGTCGGTCGAGTCCTTGCAGCGCAGGAGGCAGCACTACACGAGCCGCCGCCACAGGCAGCACCGAGCCAGAAAGGCTGCGGCAGCTGTCCGGCGTTGCGAACCATATTGCCAATGCTGGCAAAATGGTGACAAAACGTCACCAGTTTGTTAACATTGTCGATATGGTAACCTGTACAAACGTCTGTTCCAGCGCGGTCAGAATTTGTCTGGATAATGCTTTTTGAGCATCTCCACGGGTTAAGCGGTTCGTATGTAGTGCTTGCCATGATGTCCTCCTTACTTCCCGATCGCGGGCTTTTTCTCTGTCAATGCCTTTTTCATCATGCTGACAGCCTTTTCAATCACACTGTCCAGCACTTCATCCGTGATGAAAGGCTTCAGCCAGTCCGGCAGTGCGCCGCGCAGTGCGGCAAAGACCTGTGCCTTTTTCTTTGCGCCCTGACCGCTGCCCATAATGCTGTCCTCAGCGATGGTCACGAGCTCCAGCGCCCACTGCTTGACGTACTGCTTGTAACCAAGCCGGATGGCACCAACGGCCAGCGCGGCAAAGCCGATGAACATCAGTACCAGTGCGATAGGTGCGGGGATAAAGTTAAGCATTGCTTCCATGTTTTGTTACTCCTTCCATCAGGTAGTTATCAATTTTTGCTTTGCTTGCTTGCATTGCTGCTACGTTGTTTCCGGTCAGCTGCGATTCAAGCAAAGCACGAACGGCTTCAAGAGTAAGGCGGTTCACCTCGTCAATTTCTGTAAATCGCCCGAGGTCGCGGGTCAGGGCTGCACCATGCTGGAGCTGCCCCCGCTCGATGGCGCTGATGCGTCTGTCCATCTCGTCCAGTCGCTTATCTTGCGCCGCGTCCGGCTCTTTGGCTTTTTTGAGGTATTTGTGGATGATGTCCAGCACCTTGTCCAGTGTGATTGCACCGGCGCACAGGCTGCCCAGGATGCCCAGCACCCACAGTAAAGCTTCTTTTTCGGTCATTTGCCCTCCCGGAGACGGGTCAGGCCCTTCTTGCTGATAATTTTCGGGTAGTTGATGGTGGTCACATTGAGGTCAACGTTGCCGCTGATGCCCGGCACAGCGCCCTTGCTGGTGTGCTGGTGGGCATTGTACTTAAAATCCACCTTCGGGGTCTTGCCGGTGTAGTCGGCAAGCCACACGTCCCACCGAGAGGACAGCCGAGCCATGTCCAGCTCGTACTTGTAACCGGTGTAGGTGTACAGTTGGGCGTAAAACCCCATCTTCTCCACCTGTTCCAGCGCATAGGCGGTGAGGTTGGTGAGGTCGAGGGTGCTCATGGGTTTGAGCTTGTTTTCCTCCACGTCCACCGCCACAGGCAGGGTCAGCTCCTTGCCGTAGACCGCCTGCCGCACAAGGGCAAGCTCTGCATCGGCCATGGCCTCGCTGGTGGCGTAGGTGTAGTAGTACACGCCCACGTCCAGCCCGGCATCCCGGGCGTTGCGGTAATTAGTCTCAAAGGTGGGGTCGATGTACAGCCCGTCTGCCCGCTTGGAAAGCTTGCGGTTGGTGGAGACCGTCTTGAGCATCGCACCCTTGTAGCCTGCGGCCTTGACCTTTGCCCAGTCGATAGTGCCCTGATACCGGCTCACGTCAATGTACCGGTAAGGCGGCTCCCCTGCCCACCCGGTCACGGTGTCCACAGTGGGCACGTCCGGTGCAGGGGCAGGCTCTTCCTTGTCGGCACCGTCACCGGCAGCATGGGATAGCGCAGAAAAGATATCCCGCAGGAAGTCAAGCATTACTTTCCACTTCATAAAATCCCTCCTCCGTCAGCTTTTTCATCACGGCATCCTTATACCGGTCAGGTACGTTGTCGATGGTGAAAGCGCCGTCAAAGCGGTGCAGCTTAATTTGGGTCACATAAAACAAAACCATAGTTATCCTCCTTACTGTGCGGCCAGCAGGTCAAGCATAGCCGCTTCCAGAGCGGCAAGGCGCTCTTCTGCTGTGGGCAGCTGTGCCTTTTCCTCTGCTTCCTTGCGGGCCTTTTCCTGTGCGGCCAGCTCGTCGGCGGTGTACAGCACATACCGCTGCACTTCCACCTTTTCGTCATAGGCTTCCTTTGCGGCCACACCGGGCACGTCCACCACCTTCCAGCGGTCTTTTCCGCCGTTGGGATATGTCTTGTACTCGTAGTGGCTGACCTCTTCCACGCCCGCAACAGCATCGTGATGGATGGTCTGGGTCTCGGGCTTGAGGTAGCCTTTCGTCAAGTCGGGGCTGGCGATTTCTACGCCGTTACTGTTAATAATTTTCATGTGTGCTCCTTTCGGTTATGCCACTCTGCGCCAGATGTACATACAGTATGCCGGGGGTTGGACGGTGGTGGAAGCGCCGTAGATGGGGTTGGAACGAGAGGCATCTATCATAAGAGCGCCGCCATATTTGGCACCTGCGTCTTCCGTGGAAATCAAGTTGGAAAATTCTTCTATCGAATCAACAGCTTTAGATTTAAGTGCTCCGTTTTCTTCAGTTAAAAAAACGCCTGTTTCATATATGGATTTTAGTGCTCTTGCCGGAAGCTTTCCCGTTATATTCGGCAATCCTGCCTTCAGCTTTGTCCCAGCCGGATGCGTATCGCTTGCACCCCAGATAGTGCAATCCTCAATCCGCTCCCATGTGCCGCCGTAAAGCTCGGCAGGGCTGGTAGCGTTTTCGCTGATGTACAGGCTGCCCACGGGGTGGTCTCGCTCGACTACCGCCGCAAGGACTTGCTGATAGATAGCATAGGCATCAGGGCCAATGCCGTTTTTGAGTTCTCCTAGTGCCATCGTTTCTCCTTTCAGTCGGTACGAAGCCAAGTGTAAGTAAAGTATGCCGGGGGTTGGACGGTGGTGGAAGCGCCGTAGATGGGGTTGGAACGAGAGGCATCAAAAAACATTACATCGTCTTTGTAGGACCTACCGGATTCTGTCATTGAATTATCTAAATAGTCAGAACCCTGAATTGAATGTGTAAATAGCTTACCATCCCCGTTTGTAATCGAACCGCCTGAACTCTTGCTGCCAGTCATGTGGGGTCTTGCATAAAAAGAGCCCGTAATATTCGGCAGCCCTGCCTCTACCGTTGTACCAGCTGGGTGCGTGTCGCTTGCACCCATTAACACCCTATCTTGCGCAATCTTTTCCCACGTGCCGCCGCCAAAAGTTACGGACGGATTTTCAGGGCTGATGGTCTGATAGATACTGCCTACAGGATGTGCCGCAAGCAGGAAGTTGGAGTAGATGGAGCCGTCACCATAGAACTGACCGCCATACTTGATGGGATACCACCGGGCGGAAATTTCCGCAGTCGGAATTTTGTGTGCACGGATACGGATAGCTCCGGTTCGAGTTTCTGGGTTTACAAGCATAGCTTTACCGGCTACGTCTGCGCTTGCAGGGTCGATACTGACAGATACCACAGTCGTGGACGTAACGTCTGCTGTAATATCAATGTAATGCGGGTACTCTGCAACTTCTGTGTCTGTCTGCCACCCCGTAATTGGAATAAAAAGATCATGCGGAACGACGGAGTCTGCTTTGCCTGCCAGCGCATCACCGGTAGCCTTTGCGTCTGCGGGAGCGTTTTCAATGCTCAGGGTCTTATCGGTATTTGCTTTGGCCCCGGCCTCTTCCGAGTATTTCTTTGCATTGGCTTCACTGATTGCAGCGGCAGATGCACTGGATGCAGAAGCATCAGCGGATGCGGCAGATTCGCCAGCTTTTGTGGTTGCAATTCCGGCCTGTTCAGTGGCAGTAGCGGCAGAAGTAGAAGCCCCGTCTGCTTCTCGTTTTGCATTGGCTGCGCTTGTCTCTGCACTCTTTCGAGCCGCTTCGACTGCTTTAATCCAGTCCTCTTCTGTGCCATCATATCCATACTTTACAGCAATGGCATAGGCGCTATAAGGGCCAATTTCGATTGTTTTGCTCATTCAAACGTCACCTCCAAAATTCCAGAGCCATTGTCTTGCATATTTATTTCGGTCAAGCTATCGCTTTTGACCATATAAAGAATGCCGTTCTTCTGCTCGAAATCCATCCAGCCGCCTTTATTTGCACTCTGTTCTGCAAGACGGGCGCTTTCAGCAGACTTTTCGGCTTGCTTCTGAGATTCTTGCGCAGATGTTTCGGCGTTTATTTCAGACCGTTTCGCGTTCAGTTCTGCTTTTTCGGCAGCAATTCTCGCAATGTCCGCGCCTGCAACATCTGAAAGAGTGTTCAACGTTTCGGCATTCATAGGAGTGCCTTCAACGATTGGCTCGTCATTGCGGACAAGGGTGACGACTTCGGACGAGCCGTCCGGTTTAGTCATTGTCCATCGGTTCGGGTACTTCGCTTCTCGGTCAACAAAGTGCATAGTAAGGCTCACCTCCACAGACCGGCTCTGAGCAGTAGATTAGATGGTTGTTGGCTATTGTTTCGATATCAAGCAGAATTTCTTCAACCTGATTGATAATCGTATAATGCAGATAATTGAGGGAAGCTGGGGTTTCGGGGGTATCGTTTTTGCCACTGCACAAAGAACGAATAGCTTTGATATTGGAAAGCCACCGGGAAGCATCTGCGACAGTCAGGTATCCGTTTACATCCCAGTCGGTTTTGACTGAAACAGATGCATTCAGAATGGCCGCAATCTCTTGGATGCCGCTTTCAATGCGGTTGTAGTCCATGTAACTTAGAGCGCCTTTCATGCCGGAAGCCCACTCTGCCTGCTCTTCCTCTGTCCACGTTCCTGCTTTTGCTTTTGATGCAAGCGCCTTGACTTGCGCAACATCATCATCGGTTCTGTCTGTAATCCACCGGGTCAACGAACATCAGCTCCTTCCAAGAGATATCCTTCGACCGTCCCGTGAAAACAGCCGGAATACTGATAAGAAAAACTCGTAGTCAGCAGTACAGAGGAATAGCCGAACTGATGATGAACAAGGACGTAATCCAGCGCATCAAAGTGCGGGCTTGCACGATATTTCAATGTGACCTTGCGGCGGTTAGAAAGCACTTTGTACGCTTCTGTCAAAATATTCCTGCTCTGGCCGAGAATGCTTTGAGACAGCATTTCATTGTTGACAGTCTGCGTTGCTCCACCACCTGTCGGGTTTTCTGGGTAAGAATACGTTTTGCTTGTAGCGCTCGAGCCATCGGAAGATTTTACATCAATCGAACAAGTCACATTTTTCAGCGGAGAAGAGAATGCAATCTCAGGCCAGTTGAAATTGTTAACGATGTCGATTTCACCGGCAAGGTTTGCTTTTGCAGTGGAGATATCAGGAATGCGCCCGATTACGATCACGCCTTCTCTGGTCTGATACATTGCCATGCCAGCTGCGTTAGCAACCATCTGTAAAATATCAGAATCCTTATAGTTGCCTTTATCCTGCTTTGTGATATCCGTGCTATATTGTTTCAGTTCATCGGAAATCTGAAACGTTGCCACGTTGTCGCTCAAAAGCTCCAGCGCATCGTAGGCCATCTCATAAAGAGTGCCGTACATTCTTCCTGTGTAGTTGGAAACCATAAGATAGCCGAAAGCATCACGGGCAGTAAAGCTGGCTTCGATACTATTAGATGGAACATTCCACTCAGACAAGAAGAACTTGCCGCCTGTAATCCATTCTACCGTTCCGTCCAAGTCCATGCCGTACTCCACAGAGATAGGCTGGCGCTCATACAGGTATTTGTAAAGACCTTCCGGGTTGATCGGGTTCCACTTCTGCGTGCTGTTATCCACCGTAAAAGTGATGCTGTCATTCGGGAGTTGACCGCTGATCGGGTCTCTTGTGGAATCGTGCTTGTACGAAAAAATATCTTTCTTCTCAAACACAATGAACTGACCTAGCTTTATTTGCTCAACCCTTGCACGGCGATTTTCCAAGCACCACGACAAGATTTGAATGGAAATGGAATCATAGTTCGCAATTTCCCAGTCAATGTCAGTGGTGACAGAAAAATTATCCGACACTGTTTTTGTGGACACGACTGTGTTTCCAGAATAAGCAGTCAGCTTGAAGCTTGTCGGCCATTCATTGAATGTTGACGACCATGTAATGGTAATGCCAGGAATCGTCACGGTATGAACTTTGCTGAACGAGAGCGTAATAATCGGGTGGTTTGAAATTGAAACGCAATTTTCACTAACATAACCAGCTTCTTGCGATTCCGTGCTTCTGTCGAGCAAAGTATAATTGCCGTCCAAAACAGTGAAATTCAATTCACCGGTAGAATATTTTGTGTAAGTCTGCAACTTACTGTCAACGATAGAGGACACATTGCTGAAGAATGTTTCGCCGTTTGTGCTAGGAATCGCATCTTCTTGCAAACCTGGTTCTGTAACGCCATAGGTAATGCGTACAAACATCTCCGGGACAAGCGTTTCGGAAAACTTTTCAATCCACTTCTGAGAAGGCTGTACCATAGGCTACACCTCCACAAGCGCAATCGAGCAATCCGTCCAGCCCATCACATTGCCGGTTTTCGGCCCACGCCGCCACATACCAGATGTTCGGTCTGAAACGTACATCTGCCGCGTATCATACCCGGCCTTTGCCTGATTATAAAAGCGAACAGTGCAGTAAAATCGTGTCGTGAACAGGCTGAGGATAGCGGCCCACTGCTGTGCGGTGAGGTAGTTCCACTTCAGGGACACCTTTGCTACATCATGCCGCACAACAGAGCCGACTACTTTGCCTTGAACGTTTCGTCCAGAATCTACAATGGTACTAGTTGTCGCTTCATAGGAGCTCGGCTCTGGCAGCTCTACGCCGTTTACCGTTACCAGTGCTGGAATCGCCATAAACCGCCACCTCCTTAGTAGCTGTAAACTTCACTGCCCATCAAAGACTGTCCACGGGCGTTCTGCCGTTTCTCAACAGATGCTGTAATCTGCTTTCCGTCAAGGTAAATTTTGAGTTCCTTGCCACCGGTCAGTTCGTCACCATACCGCTGGAAGATGTCGAGGAATGCGTTGTAAGTGCCATTGTAGACAGATTCACGCATTTCCTCTTCGTTAATGTTGACGTTTACGCTAGTGGTGCTCCCGTAAGAGCCAGAAGATGTTCCGTTGTTCTTGTCCCATTCTTTTGTTCCTGGGTAAGAACCATTTTTGTACTTTTCTTGCAGTTCCTTGTACTGCTGTTCGTAGTTAGTTGGGTCTTTGGAATCGTCAAAGCCACTATTGGCTGCTTCTTGACGTTTGCGCTGGCTTTCCGCGCGGCTACTCGCAACATTGTCAGCCCAATCATAAAGAGGGTTGCTGATATGCCCCCATTTATCAAAGGGATTAAAGAAATTGCGTGCATCAATTAAAGCATTTATTCCAGCAACAATGCCTTGAATTGCCGTTCCGAGAACGCGGAGAATCCCCTCAAAAACAATCGAAAAGAAATCGCCGATTCCGTACCAAAGATTAGACAGGAACGAAGCAATGCTCTTGTTCTTATTGGCAAAATTGACAAGAGCACCAACCAGCATACCAATCAGAGAAATAACCAGCATAACAGGGTTAGCGTCCATTGCAATGTTCAAACTTGTCTGAGCAGACGTTGCAGCCATAGCGGAAGGAACGAACTGACTGATAAAGCTCGATGCCATACCGGCAATGTTGTTCCAAATGCTACTCAACCCCTGCGTCAGCCACTGTAAGCTGTTATTTGCAATGGACTTGATTTGTTTTCTCTGCTCATCATCCATTGCATGATAGAAATAGGAAGCAGCCCATGTGCCGAGCTTTTCAAGGTCTCCGTTAGAAATCGCATCCCACAGAGTGCCGATGCTACCAAAGAAATCAGATTGCAAGCTCTGATCGATACGCTGCCACTGGGTATCCAGACCGTTCAAGAACCCGGTAACGTAGTTGGTCGCCTGAGTAGAACCGGCAGCAATCAGAGCGTTGCCTTTTTCCTGCGCAGCGTTTACAACGCCCTGCATAGCAGTGGTGACGTAGGAGACAGCAGCAGTGATACCGTTTGCAAGGCCTTGGTCAATGTAACCGCCAATCTCTGCAAACACCGTAGAAGGGGAGTGGATGCCGAGAACGTTCTTAACCTTGTCGATAACTGCGTTTCCAACATTTGCAACAGCATTTTTGGCCGTTTCAATCATGTTGTTCACGCCATCAATAAGACCTTGAATCAGATTCTTGCCAATATCAAAAAGGCTAAAATTGTCAAATGCTTCCTTGATTGCAGAAAGAATTTTTTTCGCAGTTTCAGTTACGCTAGAGATAGCATCGGTAATGCCTTTCTTCAACCCGGCGATAATGTATCCGCCTTGTTCAGCCATTACGGTAGATGGGGAATTGATTCCAAAGGCAGACTTAAAACCGTTGATAAATGGATTGAACACATTTTCAACAATCCAAGAAGCAACATTCGTGATTGCGTCTTGAATGCCGTAATAAATACCGTAGACGATATTCAGTCCAACATTATCGAACGGCCCCTCTGCTACTTTCTTTTCAAAATAATCGGCAATTCGAGAAACTAGACCACCCATGAAGTCGAGCGCTTCAATGAACGCTTCGCCAAAGAAACGACCTATGGATTGAGCTAGCCCGGCCCAATCTACAGAAGTAACGGCTCTAATAGCAAAGTCAACGAGGTCTTGACCGAGCTGGTAAGAGTCTGTTCCAGCCAAGAAATCAGAAACAGCGTTAATGCTATCAGTGATAAAGTTGAAAAGAACTCTTGCAAGTTTTTCAATCTCAACATTTTGGAAAGCATCGGAAAGCTTATCAGTTAATTGCTTCCCAACACCAGTCCAATCTACTGTTGCTATCCAATCTGAAAGTTCGTGAAAGAATCCAGAAAAACCATCAATAAAGGCATTTAATACAGATGTCCAGTCAAGCCGTGACAGAAAGCCGCCAAGAAGCTCAAACTCGATAATGAATCGGTCTGCAAGTAATCGGCCAAATAAATCCCAGTCTACAGAATCCACGAGCCCGTTAATACCATCTGCAAAAACCGCTCCAAGAGAGGCCCAATCAACAGAATGGATGGCATCATAAATCATGCCCATAAGTTTATTTAGCTGTTCACCAATTTGGGTTCCGATTTGAAAAGAATCGAGAGATTTTAATTTTGCCTTAATCTCATCAACAGCGCTTCCAGCATAATCTTTGAACATATCATACTGGGAAAGGTCAACATCACCGAGCAGATTACCAGTAGCGCCACCACCAGAACCGGAAGAACCAGAGTTTTGTGAAGGGTCGATAATGTTTAATTCATCAAAACCCATCGTATAGTCTTTGGCTGCTTTTGCTGCCGATTTTGTAGCATCGGCGGTGTCATCCATAGCGTTGGCCACGCCACCAATATCTTTCTGTGTCTTGCTAAAATCGGTAAATTCAATTTTCTGTCCGAACACAGATGCAAGAGAGACCACAAATTCTTTGATAAGGTCAACTGCCGCAATCAGAACGGGGAGAATCGCCTTAAATGCGGGATAAAGAAGCTGGCCAACAGCCTTCGCAAGCTGCGAAATTTCAGACTTCAAAATGCGTACCATATTGGCGGGGCTACTAATGGTCTGTGCAAGGTTGCCCTGCACATTGGCAGTCTGCTTCATAATGGCAATGTAACGCAGAACTGCCTTATCTGCCTGAGACAAACTAGAAACCTGTTTGTTAAATCCCAAAGCAAGAAGTTCCTGCTGTAACCGTGCCTGAGACAGATCAACGCCTAAACGGCGAATAGGCTCAAGTTCGCCAGAGATAGCAGAAGCAATTGCGGTAAAGGTGGTAGCAGTATCTTTATTCCAATAGGACGATTCGTCATAGGCAAGTTGGGTCAGGTTCTTGGATAAGATATACGCTTTATCGCTTGCTAGACCGAACGAAGTTGCAAGGCTTTGGATCGTAGCAATATTTGTCATTGCTTCTGTCGGGTCGATGCCAAGCAGAGACTCCATCTTATTGATAAGCTCTGTTGCTTGACCGCTTAACTCGCCCATTGCGTTATTGAACAAGTCTGTTGCTTCATAAAAGTCATTGAACTTAGTAACGGCATTAGCAAGATAAGTGGCAATAGCTTTCAGAGAAACTAGCTGTGCTGCACGTTTCTTGATAGTTTCCAACTGGCTTGCCAAGCTTGAAAGGCTAGTACTTGCTTTCTGGTTTGCAGAAGAAAAGTGGGTTGTAGAATTGATAGCACTTTTAATTTTAGATGGAAGTGAAGAAAAAGAGCGCCCTACCTTGTCCAGCTTGGAAGCAAGTGGAGAAATAGCGGATGCCACTTTCTTACAAACTTCCGCAAAATCATCAAGCGTTTTAGAGTCCAGCTTCTTTGTAATGCTTGGAATTTTAGCAATGGAATTGATTGCACTGCTTACGCTACGTAAACTCTTAATGGAAGAATCGCTAATAGAAGAAATAGGGGAAAGGCCGTTCTTCAAGCTGTTCATCTTACTGCCAAGCCCGGAAAAATCCATGTTTCCAAGATTGACGGACGAAATTTTGTTCAAAGCATTAGCAACAGAGCGGATGCCTTTCGCGCTTTGAGTAAGGTCTACATTAGCAAGACCGTTCATAAAAGACGTGATTTTGCTAAGACCGTCCAGCCCAGTAGATGCGGATTTAAGAGCGGAAATAGAAGAAGATAACTTATCAAGACTACTGCAAACCTTTGCCACGTTGCCCTTTGTACGCAAATTAGAAATGGCGGTAGCGAGCTTGTCGATATTAAGCTCTGCACCGCTGGATTCCGCAGAAATTTCTACGGATAAGCTTGTAATATCAACATCAGCCATCACTACCACCATCCTTTTCCATCATGGAGAACATCATGCGCTTAATGCGCTCCTGTGCTTCTGCAGCACGTTGGTATTCATACTCTTCCTTCTCCTTTTGAGTAAGGGGAATCGGTCTATCCATGTACTTGATTGGTTTAGACCCTTTCTTTCGGAACATATTTCCAACCGTAGAGGAAAGCGCAGATGCCATGTAAAAACCATTTCTCCATGCTTCTGCATTGGCTCTGCGTTCTCGCAGCTCCTCTGCGTCACGGTATACCTTAGCCAGCCAGACATCACCGTGCCAGAACTGCTCGTAGGTCATGCCGATGGAGATGTAATAGGCTTCTACATCGTGGAACAGTTTGGAGAAAGAAAACGGCTCCCCCTCTCCGTCTGATTCCTGAGATTGTGCGGTTACACAATCTCCCACGTTGCGTTTTTTGCGGTCTTGTCCTCAGTATCAGTTGCCAGCAGAGACTTGGAAGCATCCATAAACATCTCGAGAAGAATGCCCATCAGCTCTTCCTTCTCGTCGATGTGGGCAAACATTTCGTCCACGACTTTACGCTTGATGCCACGATTTCGGGCGATAAACGCGCCGTAGAACAGGGCGCGGGAGTTGGACAGCAGGTTGGTCATCTGGGTGTACTGGCCAATCTGAAAGCCTGCACGTTCGGTGGCTTCCACGCTGTCACGAGTGAAGGTCAGCTCATAAGTGTTCTTGCCATCGGGGGAATGAAAGTTGATAACCTTAGCAGCCATAATAAATGCTCTCCTTTATAAATAGGGGCAGAACCAAATCCGATGTTCAGTTCTGCCCGGTTTGATTGATTCGATTTTTGCGGTTTAGCCGCCGCTGACAGTCAGGGTCTCGCTGAACTCAGGCTTCTTGGTGAAGATGCAGTTGATGGTCATTTCCACAACCTCGTCCACGCCAAAGCCGGACAGGCCAACCTGATGCATCCCCTGCCAAGTGAAGCCGGAGCCGTCCTGCATCTTCAGGGCGTAATACTTCACGGCGTTGCTCTCAGAAGTCTCATCGTAGCCAGCTTCCTTGACCTTCTTGTAGTCGGTCTTGTTGTAGTTGGCAGTGAAAGACTTGGTGTCGCTCTGGATGATGCCAAAAATGTTGACCTGCATGGGGTCAGACAGAGTGGTGGCATCCAGAAGGTTCGGTTCAGAGATCAGGTCGGGCACATCCTTGATGTCGCACAGCTTCGTCAGGGCGGTTGCGCTGTCGCCACAATACAGGGTGGTATTCAGACCGGAGATAGCAGTACTCATAGAATGTTTACCTCCTTAGTTTCGGTAAATCATTCCGTCCTCTCCGATTGTTGCCCCGTAGCTGCAATCAATCCGATAGACGGAATTGTTGTACAGCCCATTCAACGGGGCAAACGATTTGCGATAAAATTTAAGCGGTTCAAGAACAGAATCCACGATGTCCACAATGGAGCGTGCTTCTGCAATGCGTCCGGTGTTCTTGTTAGAGTAGACCCGCACACGCAGGGAAACGGCAGCGTACTTGCTGTGACCAGCAGAATCAATGTGTACAGGAAGATTACTGTTTTCCTCTATCTGCACGCACGGAAACTTCTTGACGTTGCTGTCATTGATTTCGCCAGTAACGAAAATGCCGGGCACTTGCTTTCGCAGTTCCTTAGCAACAGCCGTGAAGATGGAGTTGAAATAATCAATCAACTATTCCAAACCTCCCTCCACGTTGCTTCAACTTGAGAAGCCATTTCTTCAACAGCGCCCCACATAGCCATAGCCGGTTCGTTGCCGCTGGTGTAGTTCAACTGACCTTTGCCATCGACCTGCTTAACAGGCGTGCCAGCATTGCCAGATTCTCCGTAGTAGTACCATCTGCGGTTTGCGCCTTGCCCTTTGCCGTAGGAGCCATGTGCACCAACACCGGGCGGCAGTTCGCCGCCATATCCGTTATGATGTGCGCCTGTACCGAACTCAATAAAAGCAACTGCTTTTCCTTCGGCAATGATGGTGCAGGTGTTTCCGTTTTGCTCAGCACGACAAGAAACATCGTTGCTGCCAGCATATTCGGCATTAGCAAAACGAACTTTCGCAACATCAAGTCCCTTGTCAGCCAACGCCCTCGCAAGCTCCTGTGCTTTTTGATTCAGGGTGGTTTTGTATTCCTGTATCTGACGTTCCGCATCACGAAGTCCGGCATC